GGAGCATATCCTATACCTCAAGCAGATGCCAAGTTGCATGATACTGAGGAAAGTAGGCTGCAATGCTGCAGCACACTTTATGAAGATATTCCAAGAGGAAGACCTTCTACACTCTGCCTATGGCAGCGACTCCTTACCATCAGATGGCGAGGAGATCGTCTCGGAGGATCCAGAAGATTCCGGACCGAGCACCGAGCGACCGGACAGCCGTTCGATCGCGTACGAAGACCCCTGGAAAATACTTTCCGGTTGGGCCTATGCGTCGCAGTTCTCTGAGGAGAAACCGACGATTTCAGTGTGGGCGGGTGGATGCACCCGAATCACCGATAAGCTACGACCCGAACTATTCGGATCAAAGCGAAAGAACACCTGTAACTTTACAGATGTCCGAAATGCTGACGAAGTAATGTACTTTATCAGCAACTCGACCTTCTGGGGCCGAAGGATCCAGAAGGCGCGCAGGTCCGGCAGAGCCGGGCGTGAGCGAGAGCCCATTCGAAATTGGGCAGAAACCCTCTGGCGGAGGTTATCACACTTCGTCAGGGGCCGTTACGATCCATCATGGACCGTATCGGAGAGGTCAAAATACCTCGTGAACCCGGGGGAGATCCGGGATTCTCATGAGAGGCTTAACCGATTGGTCGAGCTCCTGAAAACCGTCGATGGAATATTCCTACAACGGTTTCTCACCTTCCCGGAGGAGAGGTGGGATTGGGAAAAGTTTGACATATTTGTCATCCAATCCATCCAGATTCTCATCACCGATGAGTTCTTGGACGGGGAGCTGACGGCGGACGCCATGGCTCTCAAGACTCAGTACGCACGACTAAAATCGTCGCGGAAACTGGCGAAACTCGTCCTAGGTATGGACGATGTTACGCGACACCTGGGCGACCTTGATGAGGCGCCCAGGTGGGTTCAGGCGATGCTCCGTCCCGTATGGGATAGAGCCGCCCGTCTAACAAATCTCCAACGCGTATACGCGATGGGGACCTTGTCCCAAACCCGGGGGTCGGGGACACCGCCTCCCTTGGTTGTATTGCAATCAAAGGAGAAATTTATAAAGACGGTCTCGGAGGAACCGAGACCGATCTCAGGCACCGCCTTATCGTTAGTCGATGAGGCGATGGAACAGGCCATCCGGGAGGTCCCGGGTTGGGTCTTTACGGGTCTTGCTACAAAGGCAAAGATCACCGTTACAGGATCAGCGTCTTGGGAAAAGACGCGATCACAAGGAGGAACCGCCCAGGCGATCCTCGAAATTATGAAGCCCTTTCGGGACAATCATATGCAGATACCGGTCCGGTGCCTGGACACCGGTCGGGTACTGGGAGCGAAGTTCGAGTCGGACTTCGAATCCCTCGGGGAGGCCATCTTCTATGCTGCCTTCGACGAAGTACTCCGATCAACTCCAGAAGAGTTGCGGAGGGTATTCCTGGCAATAGTTAAAGAACCAGGGAAAGCAAGGTCGGTATCCAAGGGGATGGCCGCTCTTAAGATCGTGCTTGATTTCATCAGCAGGATCTGCTCGTGGCCCCTGAAGAAGGGGTTCGCAAGCTCTGAATCCGGGATGGGGAAGTCCAACCACGGATGGAACTACTTCCGTGACATGTTCACAGACGAGTTCAGAACGACCGTCTTCTCTGTGGATACAGTTGAAGACGAACCGATGGTCGACTATACACGTCGACACATTGTCTGGAAGGATGCATATGCATCCAGTACAGATTACGAGGAGGCAACCGATAGGATGTCCCACTCAGTCGCGAGGATAATCGCAGACAAATGGATGAGGATGTGTGGGATACCACCAGTCCTCCAGGGGATAGTGCACGGAGTGTGCTATGAACCCCGGTATGTTTACTTTACCGCATCTGGCCACTTGGCCAGCTACGGGGAACCCGTCGGAGACGGAGTAAACCGAATACTCCTAAAGCAGGGAGTACTCATGGGGGACCCCTTAACAAAGGTGGTCCTCCACTTCTCGAATATAGTGTCGAGGAAATTGGGCACTGGCATAGCCAGCGGCACAATCTTCCTTCCGTTCCGAAACGGGACGGAAGCGATGGAGATAGTGAGGGAAACCCTCAGATCTTCTCCGGACGTAGACCCAGCGGGTCTGTAGTCCGCGCACCGCAGGGCCTCTTTTGAGGCATCC